CTCATCTTTGACTTCTTGCCTGATAGAAGCATCAACCTTAGTAACTAACTCAAGGTCTGACTTCTTAGGAATCCACCATTGATGATTCAATGATTTGTATTCAGGAGATGGTTGACCTGTATCTTTCCATCTCCATTCAATAGCACCATGTTCTGTATTACACATTAGTTTCATTATGCACACTCCTTTTCAGAAGTGTGCAACTGTTCTAAGTCCATATACATCTGCTTAGTTATATTTTCTAAATCAGTATCACAAAAACCAACACATACATTTTCATGACCATAGTCATCAGTACTTATATTAAGAAGTCCTGTTTTTCTATTAAGATTACAATAACTTGCCCAATAATTTCCTAAGTAAGCAAACATATGTTTTACAGCACTTCTTCTATTTATTGCATACAAACTACCTGATGCGTTCACCCATAAACCCTCTAATATTTGGTTTTTTGATATCCATAGACTATAGGTCAATTTTCTTAAAAGATGTATATCTGTTTTAGTTAATTGTTTTTTATTAGCCTTGTAATGTTGCACTACAAAACGACCAATAAATTCACTCTCATATTTTTTGTAAATATCATGTCTATCCATTACTTACTCCCCATAGTTAATTGGACTTCATGTCCTTGCTTGATTAATCTTGCCTTCTTTTTTCTCATGACTGTTAGATCATTAGTCTTAGTTGCTAGTGCCCAACCAAAGTTAGGCACGTTTACTTTTAATGTGTATCTAGTCATGTTATTTAACTCCTTGTTCAATTGCATCATTAAATGATTGCAAACCACAATTCACAATTGCATCTGCTTTAGCCTTCATGTCATACAATGCTTTCTCGCCTAGCTCTGATTTCATTGTCATTAGTGTTGAATCATAACTTTTACCACCAGCCATTTCATAGCCATATACCCAAACATGCATTAAGCGTATTGTGCTTAGGCAAAATCTTGTATCAATTTCAGTAATATTTTTCATGTTATTTAACTCCTTAATTTTATTTAACATACCCTATTGTACATAAATATATATAAATGTGTAAAAAAATATTAATTTATTTTAAAATGCTAAATTATAGGATTTAGAACAGGAACTGCACTTAGGGTATCAAGAGATTCTTGAAGTGAATCTAATTCCATAGTGTCAGTGATAATCTTCTTATCAAAGGTGAAGTAGTTTTGTGAGGATGTATTGGATTTAAACATGATTCTCTTTTGACCATCAAAGAAGAATACAAAGGCTAGAATATCGCAAGTATAGTTCTTGTAAGTATCAGACATTGATCTTGAGTTCTCAGCAGCAAAGACAAACTTCTTTTCTTTAGTAGCTCTTCTACTTTTAACTTGAACTGTATATATAGCGTTGCCAAACTCTACGATTAAATCTGCTGGATGTTTTTCTTGGGTTGGAAAACAGAAGTCTGCATATTCCAAAAGGAATGTTTGTACTAAGGATTCACCCAAAGCACCTAGTCTTGAATTAGCCTGATGTTGATCTGATGTTTTTCTTGGCATTTTGACACAAGGCTAACTGTCTTGAATTATAAGCTGCTCTATTAGGTGTTTGTGTTGCATACTTACTTCTAAGTATTTCCTCTGATGCTTCTATCCAACACTCCATTTCCATAAGTGCTCTTGTATGTCTAAAAGCCATCCATCCTGTTATGCCCATTTGAAAGGTGCAATCAACACATACATGTTGTGCAAGTTCAGGAAAACTTCTCCAAACATGCCAGTGCTTGTCTAAGCTATCTATGACTCTTTTAATATCATTATCAAGTAGATACATAGCTTCATCTTCTGATATGCCATTTGCTTCTAGGTTTCTACCTATGCCAATTGTTAATTTATCTTCAGAGCATTTATAGGGAAAGGTTCTCAAGCCTTCATGCTTGACTAACATTTCTCTTATTTTATCTGTCATATTATTTGTCTTGTTTTTTATGTAAATCTAATTCTGTTTGTAAGATTAAAACTTGCTTTTCTAATTCTACCACCTGTTCTTCTAAGACCCTAATATCAGGGAATATGTATTTGTTTTGATTAGCTCTTAGGTTTTGTATCTCTCTGTCATTTAAATCTATTGCTTCCTTAGTGATAGCATAACCCCAAACAGCTAAAGCAATAACACTTATTATTTGTAACAAATAACTAAGGGAGATATTTAAAGTTGATTTATCATCAACCTTAGCTAACTCATTCATTTTTTAGTTTTTTCGTAAGTTCTAAGTGTGCTCATCCCAAGCATTGCCATAACGATTGTTGATAGCTGACTAAAATCAAATTCAGGCGTTGTAAAGTCTACGCCATTTACAATAAGAATATATTGAATTATTGGTTCTAAGATAAAGTGATAAGTGAGTGATAGACCACAAGACCAACCAATGAAAGGACGCCACCCTGCGACAAATATACTATTGTGTTTTGCTTCAACTTTGTTTACTTCCAATTGTGCTCTATTAAGAGAAATAATTTCCTTCTCAAGTTCATGAGATAGTTTTGTTTTTAAGTCTTTATCAGCAACAAATTTATCTAAAATGTCACTGACTGGTTGGATTAGTTTATCTATCATAATTTAATAATCAAGGTGATAATGCCACTTAATAGTATTAATATCACTGCACCCAAACCGCCTTTAATAGACCAGTCAATTTTGTTAAGTTTAGCTTCAGTTTTACCATCTAAATCTTTAACTTGTTCTTCTATTTTTTTCAGTCTATTCCAATTTTGAGTCCATCTTTCACCGCATTGGATTTCGTGTTTTTCTAATTCAACTCCGATATCTTGTGCGGTGACTCTAGGCATTATTCTTCCTCTACAACCTCAGCTACATCTTCAACATTGACAGCTCTATCAAATGACTCAATACAAATGTTTTTATATTCATTTGTGATTACATAGTCATCATAGGCTTCTTGAAGTTTAGCTAATTTCTTACCAGCTACATTTAGCTTTGCAGCTATAGCCATTTGATCTTCATTTAGATCAGCAGCTCTGTATTCAGTGCCATTAAATGTAATGATTACTGGTTCTTGGTTTTCCATCTTATTTTCTTCGTTACTCATTAGTCTCTCCTATAAGTTTATTAAAATTAAATTATATACTAAGAAATTATAATGATGAACTTTCATTAGCAAGTTTCTTAGCTTCTTTAACTTCATCTGTCCATACAGCATTAGCTATGCCTTGAACCTCTGTAGACTCGCCTGATACATCAGTATCTGTATGAGTCCAACTATCGTCATCATTTTGTACAGAGCTTACACAATCTAATACGTGTCTATGAAAAGACCTTGAAAGCTCTACACCATCTTCTTTGATGACTGTAGCTGTTCTTACTTGTATAGTTTTGTAGTCTCCTACAACTTCTATTTTATCTTCTATTATTTCTTTTGTTATTGCCATTTTTTTCTCCTATGTCCGTACCTAGAATCCACTAGGTATATTAGTTGTTATGATGTTTGATAAATAATTAAACCTCTTATAGTTTTAGCAGCTGTACTAGTAGATTGCCACCCAACAAACCATTCATTTGTATTACCACTTGAATTATTAATGATAATTCCTGATTCTCTATTACCACTATCATAATTATTACAAAATCCTATCCAATCAGTTGCACCAGTATGTTGACCAAAAGGACCATAAACAATAATATAATTATTTCCTACAGTTTGGTCACTTACAGTTACTCTAAAAGATGCATAGACCATATTACCTATTTTTGTATAATTACCTACTCCCCAAGTAACTGTAGTTGCAGTTGAACTAGTTACTGTTCCAGTCCAAGTACCTTCTTCATAATCGTCTAGTTTGTTTGCTGAACCTGTACCACCTAGATGAACACCACCTGAAAGGTAGAGGTCTTTGAATCTGTTTGCACCTGTTCCTAAGTCTGTTGTATTGTCATTATTGGCATCTAATCTTGGTTGACCTGAACCATGTGAATTAATTGCTCTAACTGAACCAGTTCTGTCTCCACCAAGAAAAACAATACCTGACTGTCCTTCAATTCCTAAGTTAGTACCACTATTATTGATACTTCCAACTGCTGCTTGGTCTTTTGTAAACGTGATAAGTGTTCCATCTGTAGATTTACGATTAATGCCTAATGGATAGTTACCAGTAGCAGTAAACCAAGAGTTACCATTTGGCTGAACTAGCAATCCGTTATCATCATTGTTTACCGCAGTCTTACCCACAAGCAAGTTGCCTGATGAGTCTATTCTCATAGCTTCATTTGCATTATCAGGGAAGAAAGTTAAATTAGTTCCAATATTTCCTATTGATGCTGTACCTGCATTATCTTTAAATTCTATTAAAGCTCTGCTATCTGTACTTTCAAAACGAGCAGCTGCATTAGCGGTTCCACTATTAACTTCAAAAGTTCTTGTAGGATTATCAGTTCCAATTCCAACTTTGCCTGATGAGTCTATTCTCATGCGTTCTGCACCTGCTATATCGTCATATATAGCTAACTCACCAGCACCAGTTACAAAGTTAGAACCTATTCTATAAGCTCTACCATTAGTAGCTCCATTTCTTATTGATACGTATGTACCGTTAGATGAAGTGCTTTCTACACGCAAATTACCTTCAATATCTAATTTTTCATCAGGACTAGTAACACCAATTCCAACATTGCCTGATGAGTCTATG